GATGCGTTGGTTGCTGGAGAAACTGTCCCCAAGTAGTGACCCGCATCGCGGCCACTTCATCCAGCTTGGGTGTCTCAGCAGATTGCTTCTTGAGTTCCACTGCTTCCACAGCGGAGGTCACTTGCTTCAGAAGTTGCTGGTGCTCGTCGTTACGTCCAGCGAACTTATTCCATGATGATCGCTGCAGCAGGTGGATTACAATCTCGGGGCTAACGCCGAAGCGAACCAGGTCCCTCGCTAGCTTTTGCAACTCGAGTGATCGGTCCGCACCTTGCGTGTTCTGGATGAGCCGCTTCTTGTACCCTGTGGGTAGTGCTGCCAGTGCCATGCTGATCGTTGTTTCATCGACCGGCGGCCAGTCGAGTGAGGGAACGTGATGGCCGTTGCTATCTACCGCAGGATAGGCGCCTTTGATTTCCTCAGGTGCATAACCTGAACTCTTTGCCCAAAGAATTCGCACTTCGGGGTGGGAGTCGTACTTGTAATTCTTCGTACCAGGGATTCTGAGTACCTGTGTGAGGTCCCATCCACCCTTATCCCCACCATCCGCGTAAGCAATTCGCTTTGATAGGGAAGCAGCTTCTTCTCCACTGACTTCCTCGGTAAGGAACCACAGAGCCTGGTATCTGCCAGGTGAAGATTCCCATGCGACCGACGGCTTGATCCGGCAAGTGTCTGGGTGGACCGGATCAAGGTCGGCCCACAGGAGGTTGGTCGGTAGTGCGTTCTCCTTTACGCGCTTCGGTTTGTTGAATACGACTGGACAGAAATACTGATCAGTCTTCCCGTTGGGCTCTTGATATGACGGAAGAACCCCGGAGTATGGGAGCCCGTTAGTTTCGTGCCAACTGTCGTCCGATCGATCCTTGAATGGAAGGAAGACATAGCCAGAACGATTACCCCATACGGCAGTGAGAAGACGCTCTATTCGTCCATCCACCGCCTGGCAGCTATTCTGCTGTGGAGGCGCGGCGAGTCATCAGCCTGGTGTACCAATCTGATGCCCGGGCAGCATCAATGGCTTCCTGGGAGATGACCCAGTTCCAACCAAGCTTCCGTCCTTCGATATCCTTCCTGCGAAGTCTGCGAATGACCTCCAGGTGCTCCAAGTCCAGCTCCTCGCCCGCTTGTCGGGCTGAGTAAAGCTTTGCCATTTCTACATTCTCCCTTACGCGTGGACAATAGACCCGCGTGGACGGGCCATGCGATTATTATATTATCTCCGGCTCCTATTGTCAACTGCTCGTGTTTACATGAAAAACGTTGAAACTTGAGCATTGACATCTGACGGTGTGATGTCATATTATATATCTGCGGCCACGGGACGGAGCAGTTCCTCTCTTCATCCGCTCTGTGGCCGTCTTCTCGAAGATCTGGAGCCTTCTTAGTTCCCCCGGCTGGGTGGACTTCAGCTCTTCGAGAAGGGAGGCAAATGAACAGTTGGAAAGTGATCTGGTACGAGAATAACAAAAAGCTGAAGAAGACCGGGTTCCCTGGGGATTCCCCGAAAGCCTCTGGCGCTATCGACTACGCACGTCGGATCATCGCTAGGGGCGTTCCTGTAGGCAACGTACATGTTGTCTCGATGCGGCGGGGGTTTGGTCCCACAGACCAGATGAAACTCAAGCAGGAAGCTGGGACATCCTGGTGCCCCTATTGCGTGAAGTGGAGAGAGTTCCGTATCTTCGCCGTCAAGATATCTGACGGGTCTATCTCACCGGCGGACTTCCGCTGCCCTATCTGCACCATCTCAGTGAACGACTACTGGGTGCGGATGCACAATCCGGTGCTATACGCGCGGGCGACCGCCCCTGTGGTACGCGTGGGAAGGCCAAAGGATTCACAGGGAAGACTTCTTGGAGGTCGACGATCGTAGCACCTCAACTCTGCATGTGGTGCCATCATCCACTACGAGATCATGACGGCAAGGTTCCGCAATGGACGAGGGACAACTATCCCAATGTTCGGTTTACAAAAACTGCTTGCTCGGCTGAAGGGTGCCTCTGCCGCAGGTGGGAACGTCCAAGCAGATTCTCTAGGGGTATACGCAATGGTTAGATACTGCGCCAGATGTGACCAAGAGGTTGTACCCATTCCCGAGGCGTCGAAGGAGTGGACAACCGGTACATCCCAGGGGGCGTTCAAGCACAAGGCTGCCTCCGAGAACGGGGTTCAGAATTGTGGACGAACCCAGCTGAACGAGTCGGACACCTATACTGAACGAGATAGTGGCTCCGATTCCGAGTAGGCTGAGGTACACCTACAAGACCGAACCGTTCGCACACCAGAAGCGTGCCCTCAAGAAGTTGGTTCTCCTCAAGGGGCAAGCCGGGTTGCTCATGGAGATGGGAACTGGGAAGACGAAGGTAGCGATTGATTGGGCTGGAATCGGATTCTACAATTTTGATGTTAGAAGAGTACTTGTCGTCGCACCTCTCTCCGTGCTCGGAGTGTGGCCGAGGCAGATACGCCAACATTCAGGTGCTCCGGCGCGAGTTTTCAGGCTCACGGGTTCGACTGATCGTCGAGTACAAATGCTCAAGCGGATCACCAACGCACCCAGCGACGAACTTCTCACGTACATTATCATCAACTATGAAGGTATCTGGCGAGAAACTGACGAAGGATCAATTCGAGACTTACTGGTACGGTGGAAGCCCGACCTCGTAATCTGGGATGAATGTCATAGGCTAAAGAGCCCGACATCGAAGCAGTCCCGTGCAGCGTACGTAATCTCGCAGTCCGCACGCTATCGCCTGGGGTTGACTGGAACGCACATCACGAAGTCACCGCTGGATGTCTTCGGTCAGTTCCGCTCGATCAACGACAAGGTGTTCGGTAGCAACTGGTACCACTTCCGGAACACCTACGGGGTTTGGGGAGGGTTCGGTAAGTTCCAGCTGAGGGGCTATCGCCACCTGAGAACCCTGATAACCCGGGTTCGTGCTAACAGCTTCCGCGTCAAGAAAGAGGATTGCCTCGATCTGCCAGAGAAACTGTTTCAAACTGTCCCTGTGACACTTTCCGAGAAAGCGGAGAAGCTCTATCGCGAGATGGCTAAGCAGATGATCATCGAGATCGAGGATACGCACGCCACAGCGGCTATCATCCTCGTGAAGCTTCTCCGTCTTTCCCAGATAACCAGTGGGTTTGTCAAGGATATTGACGGAAACATCAAGGTATTCGACGAATCCAAGCTGAACACGTGCATGGACCTTGTGGATGACCTGCTCGAGGAGGATCACAAGGTGGTCATCTTCGTTCGCTTCAGGCAGGACATCGAGCGCATCAAGGATAAGCTTCTGGCCCGGAAAGTTCAGCACGCAATACTGTCAGGAAGTGTCCCTGTGGCAAAGCGTGACAGTTTAGTCGCGAGGTTTCAAAGTGATCCAGACCTCAAAGTTTTCATCGCGCAGGTACAAGCGGGTTCGCTTGGCATTGATCTTACGGCGGCAGACACGGCTATCTTTTACAGCTTGGACTACAACGCTGCAAACTACTGGCAAGCGCAGGACCGGATTCACCGTATTGGTCAAACTCGCAAGGTCACATACTACCACATGGTGGTACCGCGCAGCATAGATCAGATCGTACTTCAGACGCTGAAGGAGAAGGGGGATCTGGCTCAGACCATCATCCATACCCCCAGGAAACTCTTGGACTTCTGACCCTTGCCAAGTGAAATTCCTTGTCATATAATACAAAGGCATTCAGGGAGGCACCTTGCGACAACCTCACCGCATCATCGTCGAGGGAATGGACGGGGCTGGGAAGACGCAACTAGTAGCTCAGCTCGCCAAGGACTTCAACCTCACCATCGTCACTCGTCCACAGGAGGTTAGTCGACCGCTTGGTGAATGGTGGACGGAGGAACTGGAGCGACCTGATAATGCTCCGATTCCTATTCACGATCGGTTCTTCTACTCGGAACTGGTCTACGGACCGGTACTTCGCAAGTCCATCGAGCCCGATCCTTACATCGTTGATAACGTCACCTGGTTCCTTCGTCACGTTGCGCTACTGATTTACGTCCGACCTAACTCGGATGTTCTGGCCGAGACGATCACGCACAACAAGCAGATGAAGGGGGTTCGCGCCAATGCAGATGTACTGCTGGACGCATACGACAAGGTGATGTCAATCGAGAAGTCATGGTACGGACCGCGGTTCCATCAGTACGACTGGAACACGACTGGTGCCTACGAAGACATCGCCTACGCAGTCGGCATCTACTTGGGGCGGGGATGACACAACTGCAGAAAAGGATGCTCGCTTCACGTGAGCGGCACGTAGAGTTCCTCTCTCAGTTGGATTGGCCGGCATTGCTCATCGGACCATGTACGGTGGAACTCTGGTCAACCTCAGATGGCACCGGTGAGGTACTACGGTTCCGATCCTTGGTCGCGGACCTAACGATCAGGGATGTAAGCCTGATTCCACCCGAACAATTGAAGAGGCTCTTGGATGACTAGTTGGAAGTGGTTGCGGTCTACGAAGAAGCTACAGGCCGAAACATACCACTACGATCTGCAGTGGTTTATCTCGGGGCTTCGCCTGGGCTCGCCCTCAGTGGTAGCAGAGGTAGCTTCATATATCGACTGGAACATGACAGCAGCGGTTCAGGAAATGGCAGAGGCTCGGGTCGAGTTCAGCTGGAAGCCCTGGGCAGTTGACAAGCCCTTCGTCAATAAGGAGCGACTCCTCGACGAGATTGTCGACGTCAACCACTTCCTCGGCAACATCCTCACAGCAATCGGCGTGACGGATGAGGAATACGAAGCGGCCTATCAGGCGAAGCAAGCGAAGAATCGGGAACGAGCTGCCTCCGGTTCATACTCCGCAATCAAAGGGGAGCTCGGTGAAGGGAGCGAAGCCTAGTGCCCGGTAAGATCTGGGTACCCATGCCCGAGACGGAGATGTACAAGAAGACCGTCTCGCGGGATGAACTAGTTGGCAAGTTTGGAGAGGCCACAGTCACACGCGCAGAAGTCTCAGTTGTACTGAACATCCTATACATGACCGGCATGATCAAACCTAACGAGTTCGTCGAATTGATGATCATGCAATGCCGCCGCATCGAGGATGAGCGCAGGGCTCATGCTCGCCTGGAGGAAGACCGCGGATGATCATCAAGACCTTTCCCACGATCAAGGATATGTGGGAGAGTGCCTTCTTCGGTATGCTCGAGGACAAGCCCGGGTATATCGACTACTACCAGCGCAACATCCTTCACTCACACAACAACCACATGGTATCGAAGTCAGCCGTCTTCGACTATGATCTTGGTAAAATCGGACTGACCCAAACGAAGTGGTCCAAGTTCTCCGGACAATATGTTGACACAGAATCGCTTCACGCCTGGGTGAACAACGCCATGAACGTGAAGACCTACGACGCCCTGTGGAGCTTCAAACTTGTCCCACCCAACTTTTCGGGTAAGAAAGCAGTCCACCAATGGGGGAACTGTCTTCTGGGTTTCTCGTTCAGACGACAGCCTCGGCCGCCAATGCTTACTCTTTACACGAGAGCCCAGTCCCTGGGGTTCTCGGGAGTTGCAGACTATGCTCTCGCTAGCTTCGTCGCTAAGAAGCTCGGGGAGAGGATGGGAATGGATCCTGAACGCATCAGGTTCCAGGTTTACTGTCCTAACTTCATCATCAAGACAGTCGAAACAGTTGCAACTCTTCATAGCTATGGTCGACTTGATGAATTCCTGGAGAAGGATGGACGAGTACCCGACGCCATTCGATACTACGTCGAGTACATGAATCGTCCTGAAGAGGAAATCCGATGGCGGGCAGCCCGCAGATGGAAGACCAAGTTCGAGCGGTCACAGGAAGGCGACTACCGACCGCTTCATGTGGAGGACCTCCAACTCAAGGGTTGGATGGGACACACTAGGGTCAACCGCAAGATGACATCGCAGGAAGCATCCAAGCTGGTCCTCACCGGTGAAGGTCGACGGGGGGCCGGAGTCATCGAAGTCCCAGAGGATGTAATCGTCACGCCATGAGATCACTGACCGGATCGTTTGACCAAGTTCATGATTGGCTGACCCTCGAACTGAGCAAGGCCCCTGTGGTTCACGTGGGGGAATGGCAGGCGATCCGGTCAGATATCCCACAGGCCGAGACGATCGAGGTGGAGGATGTATCCTTCGAGATTCCAATCGGAACTGATTTGCAATCCCAGATACAACCTAATCTTCCCTGGGCGGAGGAACACTTCCAAGAACGAGTCTCGGGCGTGCCTTGGAATCCTCCGCCCAGCCACGTTCGCTGGCCGTTCGCACAGAAGGATAACCTGGAGCACCGCAAGGAGGATAGGTTCTCACATAGCTATCCCGAGAGATTCTGGCCGACTGCCCGGGAGATCGAGGGGGTTCCTGTCTCAGTTGTTCGTACGGGGATTCGATTTCCGTACGGGGATCTGGATGACCTGATCGATATCCTTCGACGTAACCCAGGTACTCGTCAAGCCTATCTCCCGGTCTGGTTTCCGGAAGACCTCGCCGCTGCGGAACTGGGAGAACGAGTACCTTGCACGTTGGGATACCACTTTCTCATCCGCAACGGTCGTCTGAAGATCGTCTACTACATCCGGTCCTGCGACTTCTATCGCCACTTCCGTGACGATGTATACATGGCAGCGAGGTTGGGTCAATGGGTATCGGATCAACTGGAAGGGGTTACAGCAGTGAAGCTCGTCATGCACGTTTCTTCACTGCACATCTTCGAGCCAGAGAAAGTACGAATCGACCAGGAGGCCAGGGATCTGTTGACACAGCGCATGCTGAAGGTTCGGTGATGGAACGCCTCGGCCGCGATGAAATGATGATGAGGGTGGCCGCAGTTGTTAGTCAGCGAGGAACTTGCCAACGGGCTTCCGTCGGGGCAGTTATCGTTCTGGACGGAAGAATCGTTTCAACTGGTTATGTCGGTTCACCTGCTGGGATGCCTCATTGTACCGACGTGGGTTGTGAGCTGGGTGATGACCAGGGATGCGTGCGGACAGTTCATGCAGAGAGTAACGCCATCGCATTCGCTGCTCGAGCTGGCATCGCAACAGATCGCTCTACACTCTACTGCACACACAGTCCTTGCCTCAACTGCGCAAAGATCATCCTCAACGCCGGGATTGTTCGTCTCGTATACGAGGAACCCTACCGCATCACCGAAGGACTAAAGCTCTTGGAAGATACCATCTTGGTCAACCAGTGGTCCTAAATCCCCAGGCGAAATTGAAGGTATGGGACATTGTACGGAACGAAAACTGCACGCTTTGTCCACTCCACAAAGAAGCCAACACTGTCTGCCTTCTTGGGGATGGACCCGTCCCTTCAAAGATCATGGTCATCGGTGAAGCCCCCGGCGCCCGTGAGGATGACGTTCAGCGTCCGTTTCAAGGGGTGGCTGGCCAGTACCTCGATCGAATTCTCAGGGAGGTCGGGTTATCCCGGGACGAAATCTACATCACGAATGCTGCGCGTTGTCGACCGCCGGATAATCGAACCCCAACCAAAGGGGAGCTCAAGGCTTGCTCTACTTACCTTGAGAAAGAACTGGAAATCGTACAGCCTGAGTTTCTACTACTCCTTGGAAACTCCGCGCTCCAAGCCGTAACCGGTAAGACGGGCATCATGACCAAGCATGGTGTCCCCATCAAGTTGGCAGGGGGCCGCATCGCCCTACCGACGGTCCATCCGGCCGCCGTCCTGCGAAATCCCGCGCACGAGGGCATCTTCAGGGCCGACCTACTGTCCTTTGTCCGCCTGGTGCAGGGACAAGATTCCCGCCCGGAAACTAAAACTACACTGGTTAGATCAGCAAAGGGACTGGCTAAGCTCTGTCAGATGCTCGCGTCTGTGGAGGACCCGATTGCGTTCGATGTTGAGACTGGATCGTCCACAGGGCGCGAAGAAGGCGGACTGGAATCGTGGGCACCAGATGGAATCATCTACACTTGCTCCTTCACATGGGAAGCAGGAAAGTCCTTCGTCGTAGCGATCGAGCATCCCGAGGTCGAGTGGGACATTCCGATCGATCGGGTTTATTCGGCACTGGCTGTGGCTCTGAAGGGCAAGCGGATGGTCGGACACAACGCGAAGTTCGACGCGAAGTGGCTGGCCGCCAAGGGATCGCCAATCTACATTCACGCAGACACGATGCTAATGGCACATCTGCTCAATGAGAACCGGTCGATGCGACTCAAGAGTTTGGCTCGCACCTACCTGAATGCAGATGAATACGAGGCCGGTATTAGCTTCGGGGGCTCCGCCCCAAAACTCATAAAGCTAGCCATCTACAACGGCAAGGACACCGACTACACCCTCAGGCTGTATCATATCTTCAGGGATGAATTGAAGAAACAGCCGAAGCTGGCACGGCTCTTCATGAAGCTGACGATGCCAGCCTGCCGGGCGTTCGCCGAGATTGAGACGGTCGGGTTCCCGCTGGACATGGAACGACTTCGGACAAGGCACAAGGAAATCAAAGCTAACATCGAGAAGTACCGCACAGAGTTCCTCAGTTACGTACCGGAGGATCGACGGGCCTCATTCAATCCAGGCTCGCCGATGCAACTGGGGTGGTTCTTCTACGAACACTTGGGGTTGAAGGTTCCGCTTCATACTCCTAAGGGCAAGCCGTCGACCGCGGAAGCGGCCTTGCTCATTCTGAGAAAATCTCACCCGGCGATGGACGTTCTTATGGAGCTCAGACGGTGGACCAAGTATGAGAACACCTATACTCGTAACTGGCTCATTAGAGTTGGAACTGCTCGCAAACCACGACTTTACACCAATTACAACATTTCGGGGACCGTCACCGGGCGCCTTTCTTCTGACATGCAACAGGTGCCAAGAAACCTACTCATTCGTTCTATCATTGGCACGCGACCTGGATGGCGATTCGTGGAGGCTGACTTTTCGCAAGTCGAGCTCAGAATTGCTGCTATGTTTTCCGGGGACGAAGCGCTCACGAAAACGTTCAAAGAGGGTGGTGACCCGCACTTTGAAACAGCTTCAAGAATCCTGGGAAAGCCCAGGGAAGAAATCACAAAAGAAGAAAGGAAGATGGCGAAAGCTGTCAACTTCGGCTTTCTGTACGGCATGTGGCACAAGAAGTTCAGAGCGTACGCTGATCAGAATTACGGGATTCAGGTTACACTCGAGGAAGCCAAGGCTTACCGTGATGCCTTCTTCAGGCAGTACAAGGGGCTCGAACCCTGGCACAATCGCCAGAGACGGCTCGTTCGGAATCTGGGGTATGTGAAATCCCCCACAGGGCGGGTGAGGCATCTGCCAACGATTCTCTCTACAGATGAAGGAGTTCAAGCTGAAGCCGAACGGGAAGCCATCAATTCGCCGGTTCAAGGCTTCGCAAGTGACCTTACCGTTCTTGCGATGGTACTCCTTCACGAACGGCTTGACCCCCGCAAAGCCAAGATCATCGGCAACGTCCACGACTCCATCATGTTCCAGGTCCGTGAAGAAGCGGCCGAGGAAGTCGCAGCCATCGTGAAGGAGACTATGGAGAACTTGCCCATCAAGAAACTCTTCGGCTACACGATGACTATTCCCATCGAGGCGGATGTAACCGTCAGCCAGCACTGGGGCGAATGATGACATATGCACTAGCCGTCGACGCGATCTGCCCTGTGGACCACGATCACGTCGGCGAGTTCGCAGCCCGTGGTCCGAACGTCTGGGGGTTCACTGGCCCGATCCATAAGATCGACTCCAAGATCAACGACACCTACCTCACCAACTGCGGCAAGTACTTGCACATGAAGATCAAGACGATGGCGCAACCGTTGATCTTTCTGACGGCTCCGCTTGATCCACATTGCAAAGTTTGCCACTTCTGATGATTGATGGACGCGAAGCCTTTCGGTCGAAGGTCATACGAATCCTGGATACCTTTGAGAAGAAGAACGCTGGGTACGCGGGAGCTGAGAACCCCGACGCATGGGCCAACTTCAGACACGCAGAAGGTTTCGGAATCCCCGCATCAACCGGAGTGCTCGTCCGAATCTCGGACAAGTTCGCTCGCCTACAATCGCTCACTCGAAATCCGGACAACGATCAGGTCGGGGAATCACGTCTTGACACGGCGGAAGATATGGCGGTTTATTCCATCATCTACGCCTGCATCTATGAGGAGGAACAGGCGAAACTCAAAGCATGGTTGGAGAACGGCCTAGAAAAAGAAGATTGACAGGGGTTCTCAGATGACATATAATATATACTAATGGACGACGGACATGAGGGACTGGAACGAATCTCGTTCAACCAGTCCAGAATCAAAATCTTCAACCAATGCCCGAAGAAGTTTGATTATAAGTACAATCAACTTCTCGAACCCAAGCGGAAAGTACGACCTCTGTTCCTCGGCTCCTGGATTCACGCAGCCCTGGAAACACACTACCGCGATGGCGACTGGACGATCGGCCACAATGAGTACGTGAAGGAGTGGGATAAGCTCTTCGACGAGGAGAAGAAGGAACTCGCCGCAGGGCGGGGGAAGTCGGGGCTTCCGTTCCCGGTTCTCGTCAAACGGATCATGGACTCATACCGGTGGTACTACCGGAATGACCACTTCACTCCGTACATGGTCGAAGAAATCCTCGAGGTGGAGACACCTCTGAAGATAGAGGGAAAGTACTTCGTCTTCAAGGGCAGGCTAGACCTGATCATGCGGGACGACGACGATGGCTCCCTGTGGCTCTGGGACCACAAGACAGCGAGTACGATCCCGCAGCCAACATCGTTCCACGGCATGGACCCACAGCTGATGCTCTACCCCTGGGCTGCCAAGCAGCAGTTCGGCATTGACATCGCTGGGGTCTATTACAACTACGTCAAGAGCAAGCCGCCGTCCGTCCCCAAGCTCAATCAGGACGGCTCGCTCAGCAAGCGCAAGATCGTCACGGACTACCCTACCGCGTACCGATTCCTCAAGCAGAATGGATACGACCCGAACGACTTCAGCGAGATGCTCAAGCCACTGGCTCGGCAATCACCGTTCCTTCGTCGGTACAAGCTGTCTCGTGAGGAAGAGGTCACTAAGAACATTCTTCTCGACACCCTCTCTGTGGTCAAGAGGATTGACGAGACGAAGCGGTGGACCCGGACCATCACGAGGGATTGCGTCCGCTGCGAGTATCAGGATATCTGCCGGGCTGAACTCAACGGGTTCGATACAACCATGATGCGGCAAACTAGCTTCAATATCGCAGAAGAGGATTACGTCATCCATGGCAATAGCGTTGCAACCGACGACGAAACCGACGAAGACGAGTAGAGACCAATCAGCCCTCACCGCGGCGGATAACATCAAATCCGTCAAGGAAGTCGAACGTCATCTCAAGATGTGCCTCTACGGGCGGAACAAAGTCGGGAAGACAATGTTCGCCTGTTCCTCCAATCTCAAGACTCTGATCATCGACTGCAACGAGCATGGCTTCGACTCGGTGGCCGACAAGGAAAATGTCGACATCTATCAGGTCAGCAAGTGGGAAGACCTCGATCCCATCTACTGGATGCTCCGCAACGGGAAGCACGAGTACGAAGTTATCGTCATCGACACCATTACGATGCTCGCCTCTGTGGGCATGAAGTGGGTACTCAAGGATGACACAGAACGGGACATGACGAAGGATCCTCTCACGCCGGACCGGCGGAGCTATCTCAAGCTAGGCGAGATGCTCAAGGATGCTATCATCAAGTTCCGTAACCTGCCATACCACGTCATCTTCACCGCCCAGGAGAAGACCTCCACAGACGACGATGAGGAAGGCAACACACTGATCGAGACTCATCCGGAGCTCTCGCCGGCACCGCGGTCAGTTCTTCTTTCTGCCACCAACATCATCGGACGAATCTACGTTCGGGAAGCTGAGAAGGAGGTCAAGGGAGTAACGAAGAAGATCATGCAACGACGAATGCTGCTGGGCTCTGTTCCGAAATACGTATCCGGAAACCGGTTCAAGCAGCTACGAGCTGTCGAAGTAATCCCAGAAGATGGGGCTCTGCAGGGCTTCATCGATCGCATCTATGGAGGCAACACAACTCATGCCGACACCCAGTAAGCTTACGGTCGATTTCTCCGGGGTCGGGGATCGCCGTGAAGGCGGCAAGGCAGCCCACGTTCCGGAGGGAGATTACCTCCTGAAGGTGGTGGGAGTCGAGCTCAAGTCCAAGAAGGATGACGAGACCTCGAAGTATCTCAGCTGGCGGTTCGTCATCGCCAAGCCCGAGAAGCACGCCAACGCTGGCAGCATCTGGACGAACACGACTCTCAAGCCGGACGGCCTGTGGAGTCTCCGGAATCTCCTGGACGACATGGGGATCACCGTTCCGAAGAGCTCCGTCGCCCTGCCGCTCCAGACGATCGCGAAGTCCGGTCGCCTCGTCGGAGCAACCCTCGAGGATGACGAGTACAACGGGAAGGTCAAGTCCCAGATCGCGGCCACGTTCAAGAAGGAGCAGTACGAGGATACCGGTTCCACGGACGAGGAGGAATCCGAGACCGAGGAAGCAGAAGAGGAAGAGACCACCGAAGAGCTCGATCTGGACGATATCTAGATGAACACACAGAAGCCGCCCCTCGAACGAGTCATCGTCAAGAAGACGATTGAACAACTACGTAAGAGGGGCGGCTTCTGGTTCAAGATCCATGGATCGCCAATGCAACTCGCTGGCATTCCTGATATCATCGGAGTTTACCATGGAAGGTTCGTTGCCTTCGAGGTGAAACGAGATGCTACCAAGAAGCCCACTGCGTTGCAAGCGTATACCATACATAAGATTCGAGATGCGGGAGGTATCGCCCTTGTCATCTACACCGCAGAACAAGCAATGCAAGTCCTGCAACGAATTGAAGCCCGTCGAGAAGTTCGGGCTAATCGGACCGAAGTACCTATACCGCCTGAATGATTGTAAGCTATGCCGCAGCCGAGCTGCCACACAACGGCGTGGTGGCCCTAAACCAAAGCTAAAGAATGAAGCCTACTATCGTCGCCGTCTCCGCAGAAAACTGAAACGGGTAAATCTGACGGAGGCTGAATATCATCAGCTTCCTAAGTATTGTCAGATCTGTGGTCGTACTGACAAACTTCGTCTGGACCATGATCACACTACTGGTCAGTTTCGTGGTGTCCTTTGCGATGCTTGTAACACCGCTATTGGGCTGCTCCAAGAGAATCCTGAAATCCTACTCAGAGCAGCCCAATATGTTCGAAGAACTCAGTCTGGCGGCATAGACCGAGCTCCTCTCATTGACGAGCAAAGGAGGCCAAGCTCGCCAACATCTGGTAGGGCTACTCCGTCGTTGCCCAGCGAAGAGCAGCGCGGTACAGAGCCCGGATCACGGCGCCGGTGACAGCAAACGCAGCCACCTCTGGCGCTGCGATAGCACCACCCACGTCGAGAATCTGAGCACCCACAAGAGCAGCAGCACCACCGAGCAGGATGTCTGCCACGAGGTCCTTGACGAGTTTGGTAGGCGTGAGAGCGGAGACGCCAGTTCCGTCAGTCAGAGCTCCAGTGACGCCTGTCTGTGGTTCAGCAGGAACGGGCTCTTCAGCCATCACGCATCCTCGTCCTCATCTTCGTCGAGCTCCTCGTCGTCCTCGACATCCTCGTCGACATCGTCCTCGTCGGCGAGCTTGGTCTCCTCGACAACTGCGGTGATGCGCTCCTCGACCGGAACCCTCTCCGGCACTGTGGCATCATCATCCTCAGCGGAGATGGGGTCGTCGCCGGGGGTGGGGGCTGCCGGCAGGTTCTGTTCGGTCATCAGTCCAATCCTCCAGGAAATGTGGGAACGCGGGTGGGAATGAATGCCATCGTGTACGTCCAGCCAAGCACCTTCTTGGTGGCGTAGTACGCCTTGGCCAGATCACTCTGCGTCACGATGTCATAGGCGACATTCTCCGGTCGGTTTGCGGAATTGTGGTTCGGCTCGGACACGTAGCAGTCGTTGCGAATGAACTTGCCCGCCTTATCACGGACAGCTCGGTATCCCAACAGACCGCAAGCGTGAGAGCCACTCCAATCGAACTGGTTGCGTCCAGCCTTATCATACGGACGCGCCCAGGGCTTCGGCCGGGTATGCCCATCGTAGTGAGCCCAGGCCGGCCAGCTTCCGTAACGGATGCCGAACAGGACAGGACCCAGCTTGGAAGCCCGAAGCAGCTCGCTGGAGTTCAGATCAGCCTTGTAGACGTACGGAAGATTGAGCTTAGCAACGAGTTTCTTGGACTCGGTAACTCTCATCCCACGGTTCGCCGGACCACCCCCACAGGGATAGCCGGACATGCGGCTAAGCTGATCATGACTGTACCACTTCCCAGTGTAACAGAAAATGATCCAGCGCCAGATGGTGTGAGTACACCCCAGTGCTCCACCGTCAGTACACTCATCATCGCTCGTTCCGAACTGCCCATTGGGGTGGGCCTTCCTGTGGACGAGGAGCTTGTGAAGAAGTGTTGCCATTACAAGTGCCGCCTCCTACTTCGGTTTCCCTGTACCGTTCACGCGACGCCCGGCCATGTAGCCGACAAGGGCCGCTACGAGAACGCTGACTAGGCGACTGATCGTCTCAGCCGCGTATTCGATGTTCTGTCCTGGGTTGACAATTTGAATGTACAGCATCGTGATTGCTGTGAAAACGACAACAATCGCTACGACCACAGCGAGAATGAGGGCGATGACATCGGCGGTTTGCTGCGGCACGAACCCTCCTAGGTGAGTACCACCAGATTGTTTACAACGTCAGCACCAGACGTCCCTGTGGCACAGGTTGTATACAGTTCTCCAGCATGTTGGATATATCCGATGAGAAGCGGTTCTGCTGTTGCCTTGACGACATATGCTGGTTGACTGCAATGGAGCGAGAATCTAATAGTTCCATCGGTGATGCCGCCAGATGCAACGAACATTGCCCCTACACGACCGGCGCCGCTGATAGCTACCAAAGCTCCATTGCGTACATCGGAGTCTCCAACTGAATCACTGGTTGACACCGTTGGTGTAAGAAGATCATCGACCACCGCAGCGGTGCCACCAATGTAGTTTGATCCCGATCGAGACACGGTAATCGCGGTACCACCAGTACCAGCGACGACGCCGACCCAGATGTCTGAGTACATCGATGTGGTGTATACGCCGTCCCGCACTTTCGTCCAAGTCGTGTTCGTAGACGCCACTCCAGTGATATCACCACTAATCGCCCATGCACAAAGGATGATTCGCTGTGTGTCCGTTGGTGCAGATGGAAGCGTGATGACCATCGAGGTTGCTGGTGCAATCTCGTTCGAAGCAGATTGGATTACCTCGGGATATACCGGGTCGTCGCTTCCACCACCACTGCTTGCGGTCTTCGCGATGCCGTAGACGCGGATGGTGCCGCTTGCGATGTTGCCAGATGAGAACAGGAACCGGATCGCATTGACCGCGGTGGTGCTCTTGTAGCCGCCATCCGACGAGTAGTGGACAAACTTCCCGAGTGACTGGTGCCATCCCACGCTGTGCGACGTGAATGCCTTATACGCCGTCGTCGAAGCTGGATCGTATAGGCGCATCGACATTCGGACGCCACCACCAGAAATCGAGTTGCTAACGAGGTCTTCTGGCACGAATGCAGAACCACTGTCGACTGAGTTGCCCGAAGCGCCAGCAGCGGTGACATAGGCGTAGGAGATGATCGAGGTATATACCGAGGACGTATCGTATGAACTCCCGCCGTTCGTCGAGCACCGTACGTACAGAGCAACGCCATCAGTAGCCGGGATCAGGTTGACGAATTCGAACAGGTACTCGTCATAGTCAGCCGTGATGAAGCCGGTGAAGTCGAGCTGCGCCGACGACGAGGCTACCTGCTCATCGAGGAATACGAGAGCGCCTCCACCGCCAGAACCACTGCTGCTTCCGCCATCCGCGCGAGAGATTCGGATAAATGTTGGATAATAGACACCAGCCCCACCAGCAGACGCATTCGCCGTGGAGGCTGAACCCGAATCCCTCGACATTCGCACACCATAAGTATGCGAACCGGCGGATGGTGTGATTTTAGCTCGTGCGTAGAACGGGATACCTTCTGTGGCAGCTGTACCACTCATGGCGCCCATCGCCCCGATGGACGTTGAACCATCATACAACCATGCAAGAATGCTGGTGGTAGATGTACCAAATGCAAGATAGGGGCAATAGAACTCGAGAATAATCTCAGTTGATCCATCATAGGTAACTGGATTACCAGTTACGACGGTAGTTGCACCAGCTTCATTTGCACCTGTAATCGTTACTGGCGAAGTGATCTGGACATAATCTAGTTCTGCGTTTCCCCCGACCCCGCCTCCACCAGCTCCAAGTTCCTGAAGTGCCGCTTCTACATCAGTACCGGTGAAGTATCCACCAGCATCAACGATATCAATATCAGCGGCATCTGAACTACCACCAGGCCCACCAGCAGCAAGTTCTGCAAGAACTGCTTCAACATCGGTCCCCGTAAAGTTCGATCCGCTATCTGCCACAGAGACGGAAGCCGCAGGAAGGGTACCAGCGTGGGCGGCATCCCAATCCGCATCTGTAACCTTCGGGGGCACGCCACCTGTGGCAGTTTTGGTGTGAGTGATACTCACGCGGGCCTCCTAGGAGAAGATGTCAGAATCGAATACATCTTCATCGAAGATGATAGTTGATTCAAGATCTACAATGCCTTCCCAGATTTCCAAATCCCAGCAGTCATCACCAAAGGGCGGGGAACAAGGAGCTGAGTATCCATTGGTGACAGCGGAGAAGGTGAAGACACCGAAGGGATCGGCGCTAGCCCCAGTCGTGAAGGTACCTGAGATATTGAGTGCTGGGCAAGCAAGCGCGGTGCATTGTGAAATATCGGTTGCTGGAGAGAGCTCGACATATCGAACATCCGCCGCCGAAGTGCGAATGATGAGACTCGACGTGAACGCACATTCTTCATGTTGGCTCTGAGTTACTCGCCAGGTGTATGTGGTGTTTGGACGAACTGGCATGGTAGTTGAAGCACCACCACTCCGTGTTCCATCCACCGTAATCGCATTACAGGCGTGTGCAGTTCCATCTGGGTCGGGAACTGGTGCCTTAGTTTCAGTTCCAACACCCTCATCAGGCGGGCAGTACTGCTCGACTCCGACCTGGCTTACCCAGAGAGTCTCAGAACTCCCGGGGTCCATAACCAGTTTGATATCATCAATAGAATCGGGGATGTAGTACTCGTCGTCTTCACGGTCCAATGACATCAACGCATCTTCTGGCTCGTCTTCCCACTCGCCTTCCCAGATGCGGATGGAGACATGATCACCAGGAGCGAAGTCCAATGACACCCAGTACAGATGTCCGTCCAGTGGAACGAAGTCTGTGAACGTGGTCGTTACAGCCTGCAGGGAATCGTAGAATCTGTAGCCAGAACCGAAGAGCAGTTTTGTATGCAGCGCAGGGGCAGTTCCACCATCGCCCTGCATATCCAAATCAGCCTGACTCGCGAGCCACAGGTCCAGCACTGCTCCAGACGCACCGGCCTTGCATCTGTAGTAGAATCGAGCTGGGGTATCAACTACCACAGACTGGGCTTCACCAACGCTAGCAATCCCGGTGCTGCCCCCATCAGCGGTGTAGTATGCCCCGTCGATATCGACACCGAAGGAACCAGCGGTGCAGTCGGACAGCCACTTCCACATACTGGACTGTGGGCCATCTTCCCAGATCTCCATTGGGAGTCCATCATCAGACCCAGTATCCGCGGCACCGACGAGTTCAACGAGAATCAAACCAGTAGTTGCAGCTTGTCCTACAGAGTGGGCACCGGAACCTGAGATGTTGACCGAGTAGGATGCGGCCGCTGAACTTGCTGTCAGTCGAGCATGACCTGCTCTACCGGAGTTGGCGTCTTCTTCACCAATCTCGGTCAGCATTC